AGCGTGACGGTCGTATCGACACCCGCTTTCTTAACCTTTTCCAGTTGCTTTTCAGTTAAACCAAGCGAGCCGACGATATCCTTGTTAGATTGGTTGATGGCGCGCGCGCCAAGCGCGAACGCAGACACAACGAGACCAATCGCGATACCGATGCCAGTCAAAATCGCAAGGAACGGCAAAAGCGGCGCGAGCGCGGCACGGAATACCGTTCCGACTGTCGCGCCCGTTGCAATCGCCTTCTCTTGAAAAATATCGAAAAGCTGCGGCCCTTGTTGAATTGCGATCATCAATGGGTTCATACCCATTGCCGCCGTAACGCCGATATCTGCAAACTGACGACTAAAATTCAACCCCTCGCGCGCGGTAAACTTCATGGTATTGCCGACGCCCATTACAGCCGTTCCGGTTCCCTTGATCCCGGCAATAGCGGTAAGCGCGGCCTGACGCTGGCGACTAAGCGCTTGCGACATTTCATCAACACTAATCGCACCGACCGCATTAGCTTCGCGGATTTCAGCGATGTTCGACTTATATTGACGAATAACAGCGAACAACGGATTATATTTCGAGCGCAACCCGTCAAGCGATGCGCCGTACGCTTCGATATCCGCGCCGCGATCCCGCGCGAACGAAAAGCCGCCTGGCGCGCTTTGGACGGCGCGTTGTGCGGCAAGCTTGCTCGCGAGTACGTCCGCCGCGCTCGCGTATTTCATCGTCGCGGATGCAGCGTTTATATGGGCCGTCGCGGCACGATCCGCCGCGCTCGCGCTGTTGGTGGAAGCCGTCGCCGCACGATCAACCGCCGACGCTTGCGCGGTCGCGGCTGTCGAGACACGATCAATAGCGCTGGTGAGCGCGCCAGCCGCCGACAGAAGGGCGTCAGCCGCGCTATCGACCTTACCGAGCGTCAGCCCTAGCTTGTCGCTCGCACGCTCCGCACGGCCGGCAGCGGGCGCGAGCGCGTCCAGTTGCTTTTCGGCAGCGGCTAGGCTGGCAGTCTCCGCACGAAAGCCGATATTGGCAATATCAGGCATCGCCGGTCCCTTCCGATCCTAGCGCCCGCGCCGCTTGCCCTTGCCGCTCGCCTTTGCCGCTTCAAGGTCCATAGCCTCTTTCCGCCGGGCTTCAAAGGCGGAAAGCTCTTTAGCGACTTCGGCGACATACGCTGCATCCATTGCGCGCAAGATAGGATAATCGCGTATCGACAGCCGCGTTTTCGTCAGCACTTTCCAAGCAAAGTATTCGCTATGCGGTATCGGCGATACTTGACCGTTTTGGACGCGCTGCAACCCGCCCGAAATATCAAAGTACCAATCCCAATAATTTCTTAGATAATCGGGAACGATAATGTCGGGTGTCGGTTGTCCGACATTATCGTTTATTTCACGTCGCGTTTTTCCGCGTTCGTCTTTCCAATCGTAACGGACGTGAAGCCGTACCGCTTCGCTTAACTCGGCTTGGACGGCGAGAAAAAAGCTTCGGTATCTCCTAACTCACTGTCGATTTGCGACGAAATCCACGGCAGTTCGGTAAGGACTGCGTAAAAGTTCTTCTGCGTGAACGTGGGCTTTTCGCCGTGGAATACAAGCGGGTCTTCCTTATACCCTTCGCCGCGCTTATCTTCCGGCGTCGGGTCGTACCACTCCCACCCTGTAATTGCGGCGAACGCGACGCGGTTCTTGTTCGTCTCGATATCTTCGGCTTTCCACGTCTTACCGCGACGTTCGTTGTTAAGGCGTTCGTTCATGATCGAACGTTTCACCGTCGTCATGCGATCGTCATCCAGCCCCATCATGAAAAGCCGCAACCCGATCGGCGACTTGTCGGCGGGCTGTACGATTTCGACGGTGCGCTCTACCGGCTTCATCGACGTAATTTCGGGCATGTCCGTTCCTCAAATGAATAGGGCCGCGACACCTTACGCATCGCGGCCCTATTTTGACAAGAGGCAAATTTCCGCTTAGCTGACGGTTGCCGTCTGAACGGACATGCCGGTTGCGAAGCCGGCCGCGTTCGTCCCAGTGACGCGAACCGATACCTTCTTCCCGACTTCGCTTGCCGTGAGAAGATAAGTCGAATTAACCGCACCGGAAATCGATGCGCCGTTGGCGAACCACTGATATGTATAGGTGATCGTCGCGTCACCCGTCCACGTCCCGGCGTTTGCCGTCAAAAGGTTGCCGTTCGTCGCCGTGCCGGTAATCGTCGGGATGGCGGTATTCTGCGGAGCCACCCCGGCGGTTGTCGGGTTGGCGACGATTTCGACCTGGTTAAGACCAAGCGTGAACATTTCCAAATCGAAATCTTCGTTTCGACCGTTGGGGCGGCGCGGCCCCGCGACGATCCCGCGATTGTAAACGATCGTACCGGTTCCGGTCGGAACTTGCTTGTCCGGCTTTTCCAGCTTGAACGCGTAATTGAATTTGGTCGTTGCCGCCTGACGGAGCAAAATCTGTCCTGCGTCGAACGGATATCGCATCAACTCGATTTCGGGCGAACCCGCATCGTCCAGTCCCTTGTATTTCTGGACAACCGATTGATCCCACGTATCGTACGTAAGAATGTTGGATGACGTGCCGGTTTCACCGTGCGAGCCAAGCCCGACGATCTGGACCCACGCGAGCGCTTCGAACTGCGCTTGCGAGAGCGCGGCCGGCTGCGGCGTCGCGCAGATATACAGCTTGCCGGACGCGTTGGTTCCGTCGAACGGCACGGCAAGCGCCTTGCCCGGCTCTAGAGCCGCCAGCATGGCGACAGAGGCGAAAATTCCCTTTAGACGCATGGCAAGCCCTTTCACGGTTCGGCGTTTACCCCGCTTAACATGCCGTGACGACTTGTGCAACGAACGGCACTTCTATATACGGGCAAGAATGAAAACCTGCACCAAGTGTCTTATAGACAAGACTGCTGCCGATTTTGCTGCAATGAAAGCCTCTCCGGACGGGTTGCAATATAATTGTAAGTCGTGCAACGCAGCATATTACAGAAACAATAGAAAAAAAATTGTAGAAAATAGAAAAGAAAAACCTAAAAATAAAGAAGAAATGAGAAAAAAGAGAAGAGAACGCTACGAAAACAATAGAGAAAATCAACTAGAAAAATCAAGAAAATATTATGAAAAAGTATATAGAACGCCGGAATACAAGGCTCGAATGATATTTCTATCTTGCAGATCGCGAAGCAACAGATGGCAAAGTTTTGATTTAACTTACGAATGGGTTCTGGAAAAAATCAAAAAAGGTGTTTGTGAGAAAACAGGAATTGTATTTGACATGGGTAAAAAAGGGACAAAGAGAAATCTACACGGACCGTCGATTGACCGCATAGACAATAACAAAGGATACACGACTGACAATTGTCAGATCGTATGCAATATGTACAACACCGGAAAAGGGCAGCACACAGACTTGGAATTTCTCGACTTTTGCAAAAAAGTTGTAGAATTTAATTCTCGCTAGATTCGTACCGAATGCCTATCGCGTACAAAGTTTCCATAGGGCCGTCTATAGGACCGGAGAGGTTCGGCATTGCGGAAATCTTGACAGGGCCGTATCGATCGCCCTTGACGAACGCGCCCGCAAGTTGCTGCGCCAGTCGCGTCGGAACGTACGCACCGCTTGCGTCGATCGACCAATGCAGCAACATACGAAAAATTCCAGCGTAGAACTTTTCCGTTCCCCATGTTTTATCGTCGGGATTGTTCGTCAACATGACAATTTCGAGATACGGCGCGTTGACTTCTTCGTCCCATACTCCGCCGATAAATTTGATCGGCAAATCAGGACGTGAGCAATTGTCTCGCGCAAACTTGACGCGATCTTGTAGTTGCTGCAAAATTTGATCTTCAATCATTTCGTAGCACTCCGCGCGTTAAGCTTGGCGATGTTCTTCGCGACGATTTCGGGCCATCGTTGCACGGCAGTATCTAGAAACCCGTCGTACGCTTCACGATATTTCGCGTATTCCGCAGCCCACCCGAAATAGAACGTTGAACCAATTTGCATGGTGGATAACTCAACAACCGTTGTAGAATTGCCGCCCGTATCATAATGGTAGCGTACCTTACTTTCGCCGCGTGACGGACCTGTCGGCAACCCGGC